TGTTCGTATTGCTCCATAAGACCCGCAGAGTCAGCAAATCGAATAACTTTCCACATCATGCTCTTAGTAAAAACTAAAAAATCTCTTACATCACGCGCTTTACCCTGAGAGTCAAACACTTGAAGTGTCATGTCCATCATTGGGTTGCCACTGCTCGCAGAAGTCTTGTCGTGTGACACGTTAATAACTGCGTCATACTCGCCTTCTTTAAGCAGGTTAAACCGCTCTGCTATAGCTTCCTGCTCCGTATAAACTTCATAGACAAACATCTTCTACTCTCCTTGTGGTTTTTCTAGTAAATCAACTAATTTTTTCAGATCATTTATACACTCTGCCTCAATCTCATGCAGTCTCATAAGATGGCGAGCAAAATGCCGCAACTCTTCAATGGTCATTTCTTCAATATTAATATCAAATTTCATTATTCCCCCTGAATCTTAGCTTTAAGATGATCAATGCACTTCTGTATTGAATCCTTTTGCATATCAGCCCATGCTTCTGAAGTCGCCTTGTCTAGCCACTTCTGGTACGTTTCAGCGGGAACTTTTAGTAGGTCAATCAATCGTATCATCTCAGCTACTTGTTCAAGTGATGCAAGCTCTTGTGCAACTGCGTCACGCTCTAATATGTGACGGCCATAACGTTGCGCAATTTCATCGTACGAGAACGTGAAGGCGTCCGTATCAGGAAATGCTTCGATACGTGACTTCTTTACAAGGCCAACTCTGTTCGTTCCGCGCTTTTGAATTTCAAACACAAGATCAAAAAGGTAATCAAGTTTTTTATAACAGTCAAAAGTTTGCCCTAATACAGACAAGTTCGCCCCGTACTCGTTCTTGCTGTGTGACGTTATAATAACGTTCATATCAAGCCTGAACAGCAGATTCAACAACTGCTTCATACGCTTATTAGCCTCGCCATAATGCCGTCCAAACTCAGTGCCTACCTTGCGTTCCGCTTTCTCTAGCAGGTCGTTATATAACAGTGTTAACGAGTCTATAACCAGTGTCTTGTACTCATGCTTGGTCGTTAAAAGCTCGCGGACTTCATTTACCATCTCATCGAAATCAACAGTCATCAGAACAGCACCGTCTACAGCTTCAATCGCTCTAACGTACTGTGGTTTGTTCGTTGAACCTTCCGTGTCAATGATATAAGGCCGTGGGAACTGGATTGCTGCCATCGTTTTACCGACACCGGCACACCCATAAAACAATGCTTTAAGTCGTGACTCAATCATTGCGGGTTTCTTTGCTTTTAACGCCATGTTACTTCTCCACTAGTTATGACCAGTTAAGGTCTTACGAAATAAATTCCATATACACACACCTACAACACAACCCCTAAAATTACCCCTGTGTCGTAGGTACGTGCATAAAGTATCTATCTACTATTGCTCAGACAGTCCGTGTTTCTTGGAAAGACATGCCGCAACCCATACAATCACCTTCCATTTCTTACTCCTCAATAAATTAATCCTATCCTTAGCTGTTATATAGTCCTTCATAATCATCAACCCCTTAACTGTTGTCTGTCTTCATGCGCCCGTTGATACATTTCTTTTGCTGTTGGTGCGTCATAATCTGGTTCGTCTGGACCATCTTCTAAACTGTCGATATGGCGTATCGCGGCGAATCTTGCTTCTTGTTCCGAATCGAACCATTCATCAGATTCTATCGATTCCTCACCAGTCCAGAACTTTAGCTCAGGATCGTTCAATAAAATCGTATATACCCATTTTGTCGAACTAATATTGGGGTCACGATCTAATAAATCGTAACTAGCCTCATAATCTGGGTATACCTCAAATTCATAGCAGCTATATAATTCAGTCATTAGAATTTCCCCCAAACAACATCGCCATTGTCACGGCAATAATCAGCGCGATAACCTGCCTCGTGCATTTCGTTTCTGAAATACAACTCGCAGCCTGTGTGCAATAGGTCTTCTAAGGTTTCTTTGTAGTAAGCAAGTAAGTTTCGTCTTGTGGTTTCTGCAAACTCTTCGCGTGACTCTTTGGTATTGAGCTTGAGCATGGCAAGCATAGAGCACAGAAAGTCGCTGTTAATCGATTCATCTGTGCCATAACACGCCCATTCTATTTCACGGTCGATAGATTCTATATAGAGGTGTACGAGTTGGTCTTGCTCTTCTTCTGTGAGCATTTCCAGTCGTAAATCGTAATGGTCTTGGCAGTAAATGCCGCATGATGCGACTAGTTCTTGTACATAATCTTCAAGATTTCTCTTGTGACTCATAGGCTTCAATCCCTTGAAAGCATGTGTTCCTAATTGGAACGGGTCATCAATCCATGATGACGGTTGTTGATTTTGCACATAGCTATGCGCTACACTTTGCTTGTTCATGTTTAACTCCTGGTACGGATTATTTATGTTCATCGGGGTAAATGGTTCGAGCCACTTACCCCAACGCCTTACTTATTGTACCTATCTACAATTATACGTCTGTATCTGTGCTTGCGCTGTAGTTCTCGTCGGTCGCGCTGTATTCGTTGCCGTACGGGTTTTCTTGAGAGGCGTGATATTTTGTTCCGTTTATTTTCTTTTCCCGTCCGTTTGTTGCTTCATCTCTTGGTGTCAACTTCTTTTCAATACTTTTCTTGTGCTTTTCTATACATGCAACAATAATATCAGTCATAGAGGTCTCTTTGGTCGAGGCTTCGATCTTCAAAAACATCCATAACTCTTTTCGAATTCTCATGTTGAAATTCTTAATATCTCCTGCTTCTTTAGCCATCTTATTCACCCTTTTATTTAACTTCAATGTTGATTGAATTAAGTGTACCAATGATTAAATGTAGATGCAATAGAAAATAGAAAAAATAGATACATTGGAATAAATGTTCAAAGGGGGCTTATCTTTGTGTGAAATTTGTATTAGGATGTGTAAAAGTGACTGGTCGTGCTAGAAACACGACCATCGGGGATTGTTCCGTAGTTGTAGCTACAAAACGATTAGAGCTTGTGAGGGCTTCTCGTGCAATTATAGCTATGACTACGGATAGGTCAACCTTTAATAGGAATAAAAAGGACACGTAATGAGCAAAGAAAACCTGCATTCTAAATTTGACTCGGTTTATTTAACAAATGTCGCAACTAAAACCGACACCCATACCCACATCCCTACCCATGAAATTGAATTATGCCTACCTGTTTTTGCAGCTATTGGACTATATTCTTATTTACAATCCACATTTAGAGATAAACCTATCGATTACTCTAAAATAAAAAAACACTTCCATGATTCTGAAAAAAAGATTGATGAAGCTTTAGAGCATCTTTTAAAAATAGGTTTATTAACTAAAAGGATTTAGTCATGAGCATACAGAAATGCAAACCATCGTTTGAGTCTGGCGCAACAAATTTTCAACGCGCACCTTTTACACAGCTTTATAATACTGTGGTTCAAAATTGCACTAATATGGAGGCGGGCTGGGTATGGGCGTATCTACAAAGCCAATGTGATGGTTGGAAATTAAATCCTCACCAGCTGATGAAGCACTTTCGCGTCTGTAAAGATAAGATGTATAAAATACTTACATATATGATTAGTGCAAACCTGCTTGTGCGACATGTGCAGACAACTGCAAAAGGCACACACATCAGCACGAATTACACGGTGCTTGATGGGACCGAATATGTAGACCCAGCAAGGGTTGTAGAGAAAAGTGCACACCAAAATGCACCGCTTCCTGAAAAACAGGATCCGGTTTTACAGGATCCGGTAAAACAGGACATTAAAAAAGAAAGAGGTTTAAAAAAGAAAGAGTCTATAAAAGAAAGATCTAATAACTATAGTGCAACTGACATTGCACGCAAACGAAATGACGATGCTTTTGACGAATTCTGGAAAGGCTACCCAGTCAAGAAGAATAAGGTGCGCAGCAAGAAGATATGGGATAGAGAAAAGTTTGCGTCAATCGTAACGCTCATATGCTGTGACGTACTCACTCGAATCAAACACGAGCCCCAATGGCAGCAACCGCAGTTCATCCCTCACCCTGCAACGTACCTCGGCAACAAGCTATGGACAGACGAAGTAACCGAAGCCTCAACCCCCAAGAAGTCATCGGGGGGAAAGAGTAGCTCGTTTGACCAATACCAGGCCGATTTACAGAAACAGAACAGGGGCGAAACCTATGAGCACGGTGCAATACCTCAATAACGAGGTTGATAGGCTACTCATACAGCAGATGTTCGTTAAGTTTGCCAACCGATACGGCAACCTATGGACTTCAAGACTGGGTGAGCATGGCGATTGGAAAAAGTGTGAAGACGATTGGTTAGAGGAACTCAGGGCGTTTAGAACACGTGACGCTATCAACGGCATCAAGAAAGCATTGGTCATTTACAAGGACTACCCACCGACACAAGGGCAAATCATTGACTTGTGCTTGAAGGAGTCAGGCGTACCCAGCGAGGATGAGGTCATCAAGCTTATGGTTGACCGCAACTTCAGTCACCCCATGGTTAAGCTCGTGTACGATAAGGTCGGCGGCTGGATGTTAACCAACGGCAAAGCTGATGAGATTAGTCGCAAGGTTCGCTCAGTCTATAGCGACTGCAAGGCTAACTTCGTGGGAAACCCAGAGCAACAGTGGGCTCAGTTAGAGGCTAAGAGGGAGCAATTAAGCCTTCCTCCTGTTGAGCATCCAAAGGTCGCAACGCCAGAGGAACGCAAAGGGTTCAAGGAAAACATGGCAGAGTTTAGGAAATTTGCCGAAGAAGGTGCTGCAAGACTTAAAGACATGAAGCCCATAGAATTTGACGAAAAGAAGATAGGAGAAAAGGGTGAGCAACGAGCGGACTATGAGAAATACTTGCTTTCTGTACCTGAGCATTTCGTACTTGGGCTTACTGCTAAGTACGCTTATGACCGTCAACGCTTATTGAACAAGGACGAAACGGCGCGTTACCTGCGTGAGTGTGGCTACATACCGCCCGAAAAACGTGACGTGGTGGACAACGCACGGAGTGGTAACAACAAGCCAACGAAGATGTACAAGAACTGGGGTGACTGATGAACAGAGGGCTATGGATAGCTCGCAAGAATTATTTGTGTACGCTGATAAAGAAAGTTTCGGACGGCCACGGTGGTGATGACATTGAGTTTCTTCGTCAGCACTGCAAGGAAGTGATAGAGGCTCATCCCGATGAGTTAATTGAAGACGCGATTGCTTGCTATCAGGAGATGGTGGAGCAGTTGGAATATTACCCGGAGAGGAAAATATGAAATGGTATAGCGCAAGAACACACAAGCCATCTATAACCTGCTCTGATTGCATAGTCAGAACTAGAGGCGGTGGAATTAAGTTAGCAACCAATGTCGAAATGCCAGATGGTAATTACGAATGGATAAGTTTTGATGACGAGGAGATTAAAGACGTTACTCATTTTTGTATACCCGAACCAGTAGAGATTGAAGAATGAAGCCTAGCCAGAAAACAGCAAGCTTAAGAGATTTCAAGTCCTTCAAGGACATGATTAAGGACCTATACAGCAACAATGAGGTCAAGGATGACAGCAAAGTTAGCGATACCGAGCGAGGCGCAGGAGCAAAGGGCGCTAGTGGGCTGGATGAGCTGCCACCCAATTGTTCGCGATTATTATTGCAAAAACAACAACGAGGGCAAACGCACACCAGCGCAGGGGTGGAACTTGAAGTTAATGGGGTTACGCCCAGGGGTCAGTGACTTATCAATATTTTGGCCTACTAAAACCTACAAAGGTTTGTTTTTAGAGGTTAAACGCAACATGAAGTACCCCCCGTCAGCGCGCAGGTCTGACACGTGGATTGCACAAGAGGCATGGATTGAGCGTATGCAAAGGGTTGGCTACGCCGGGGATTTCTGCTACGGTTGGGAAGATGGCAAGAGAATCATTGAAGCGTACCTCCTGACGTGACTATGACTTTTCCATTATTAAACTTCCTTGTTTGCCCGCGCGAGCGGGTTTTTATCCTATTACGTTTCATGTGTCATTTAAAAGTAGTTTTTACGTGTCTTACAACTATTTCCTTATGTAAATTTGTAACCCACATCTTAAACCCACCGCGAGTGTACTCACTGTCAAAAAGTTCCAAGCATTCTTTGATTGTGTTTCCAAATGCCTCAGTACTTGCGCCCTGCTCATTTTGTGCAGTAAGCTGATATTTTTTACCCATCTCTCTTCCCCTTCGTTTACGGGGCTTTCGCCCCTAATTATTTATGCAGCTAAGCTAAAAGTTTCGCCGAACCAGCTGCCCTTCGCTATCATCAATTTCAGATTTTTTTGTGCAGTCTCAAGCTTTGCGTAAGTCTTAACAACTCGTATTGATTTAGTTAGTGAGTTTGTTGCGATAATTGTGTATTTCATTTTATTTCCTTTTTTTGTTGTGTTGATGTGTGCAATTATACATTGGTACATATGCATGTCAATAGGTAGGAGTAAGTTTTTTTATTTTGTGCTAAGATTAGATTAACGATGCAACAAGGACCGTGGACATGCCAAAGTTTAGTCAGGCGTCATTTTCGAAGCTAACAACGTGTCATCCTGATTTACAATGCTTGATGTATGAGGTGGTTAAATATTTTGACTGCACTGTCCTGGAAGGCTGTCGCAATGAGGCTGACCAAGAGAAAGCGTTCGCAGCAGGTAATACAAAACTCCATTGGCCTCACGGAAAACACAATCGTCTACCTTCCATGGCTATCGATGTCGCACCTTATCCCATTGACTGGAATAACAGCAAACGTTTTTATTGGTTTGCAGGTTATGTCATGGGCATTGCTCAAAAATTAAAAGATGATGGAAAAATGACGCATAGCGTGAGGTTTGGCGGCGACTGGGATGGAGACAAAGACATTACAGACCAAAAGTTTAATGATTTAGTCCATTTTGAGCTGATTGAATAAGGATGCATTCATGAACGAACTTCTTAGCAAATTAAAAAACAATGCACACATTGCAATATCGGTTCCAGCAGTTTTGTGTGCTATAACTTTTGTTACAAATCTTGTCCAAGCATTAAGTGACGGAAATATAGATAGCAGTGAGTTTCACACATTGTCAGCTTCTGCTGATGGGCTTGAGTCCGTAATATTATTTGTTGTTATGTTGGCATTAAAAAAAAAGAACAAATTAACATTTGTTAAAACAAATACACTAAAGGATTAGTGATATGGCCGGGAAACCAAAGCCTAAAATTGAATATGCTCAAGAAGGCAGTGGACGCCCTTCAAAATTCACGCCTGAACGGCGTGCAGCTATTGTTAAAGCAATCCGAAGCCGCGTACCCTATGAATATGCAGCCGAAGGTAACGGTATTTGCGAAGACACTCTTTACGAATGGCTAGCTAAAGGACGTCTCCATCGAAAAGAAGGAATTGATTCCGAGTACGCAATTTTTTCCGAGGACATAAAAAGAGCAGAAATGGAGCGCATTATTGAACACAATGACAATATTGCGTCTCATGTGGAGAAATGGCAATCTGATGCGTGGATATTAGAACGACGCTGGTACAAACACTATGGCTCTAATGCTCCCTTGATGGAGCTAAACCGAGAACTTGCTCAGCTTAAGGATGGATTACAAAATGAAAAAAGAAATAACCAAGAAGATAGTAAAAAAGATGATTAAAGGCTCTGAAGCTAAAGACGTGAAGCTTGATAAAAAGATGATGGGCAACGCTGTGCTTAAGGCTAAAATGAAGAAGAAGGACTGCAAATAATACTAAGGAGTTAAACATGGGCGCTAAATACGGGTCACCTAAACCTGATGGTTACCAATCTACACGCAATGGCATTTACCGCGAACGCGAACAGAAACAACAAATTCGAACATGCGAAAACACGTGCGCTCTTCGTAACCTCCCCACTCAAAGCAAAGAAAACTACGGTAAGAAGAAGGGCATCTAATGGATAGGGAAGAGTTCTTGTCCTACCTAGACAAGATAGAGCAGCGTGTGCGTGACATTGAGGGCACTGAGAACAGTATGCGCTTTCAACTTATTGCGTTAGCTGAATCTATCATGACTTACATAGATTACGTTGAGTCAGCTATGAAGGTTGACGCATAGGCCAGCAAAGTTTCAAGGAAGAATAAATGAAAGCCATGGAAAATAAATGGGTCGTCAAAGAGCGCAAGAAGAAAGAGGCTGATAAGGTCGAGCCGTCTAGTGCGCCCAAGTCATGCCACCTTAATGTTTCGTTAGCTACCCGTTCTCGTACATTGCGAGGGGTGCGAAAATAAATGTTGTGCAAATCATGTGGCTATCCTGATTCGCATGTAGTTGAAACGAAAAAGGACGAAAAGCTTAACCAAATTATTCGCCGACGTGAATGCATTAAATGCGGCATACGCTATAACACCCAAGAACACATACACAGCAGACCTAACTATAAAACCCCGTCGCCGAAAAAGGTGTTAGACAAATGATGTTAAGCGCTGCGGGTATTGCCAGAGATATTGCTGAAATTAGACATCAGAGACAAAAAGGGATCGAACGTCAAATAACAATTACAGATACAAGGATGGTCATTCATGCAAGAGATCGGGATAAAATCTACGTTCCGACTACGACTGGTCATATTGCTCATATCGATAATAGCTTTGTGCGCATCATTATGGGCCCTTATGGAAGTGGCAAGTCTACGTGGGCACTTACTGAAATCGTACAGCGTGCCTGTGCAGTGCCTGTGTGGCATGCCGGAAGGCGAAGAAGCCGATGGGCCATTGTGCGAAACACAAGCGGAGAACTAAGCTCGACTACTCTTGCGTCATGGTTGTCATGGTTTGAAGACTTAGGTGATGTGCGTAAGCGCCAGAAACCTATCATGACCTACGAGCATAGCTTTAACGATGGTCACGGTATAGTTGAGCTAGAGCTGCTGTTTATAGCCCTAGATAGGCCAGAGGATGTACGCAAGATTAAATCTTTGGAGTTAACAGGCTGCTACATCAACGAGCTGTCAGAGGTTCCTAAAGCGGCTTTAGCGCACATGAAAGGGCGCGTTAATCGATATCCTTCCAAAGCATTCTGCCAAGAGCCCTACTGGTCTGGCATTATTGCTGATACCAACCCTCCTGAGGATGACCACTGGATATTCAAAGACTTTGAAGAAAACACGTACGACCATCACAAACTGTTTAAACAGCCGCCGGGATTAATCAAAAATGATGACAACAAATGGGTACGTAATCCCGATGCTGACAATGCTAGTCATTTACCTGCTAATTATTACGAAATGCTTGCCGAAGGACAATCACAGGAGTTTATTAAAGTCTTTTGTCTTGGCGAATATGGTTCTGTTGGGTTTGGTAAACGTGTTTATCCGGAATTTAACCCGGACTTTCATGCGGTGGAATCGTTATCGGCGGCACAAGGTGAGCCTCTTATTCTGGGCTGGGATTTTGGTCTTACTCCTGCTTGCGTCGTTATGCAGTTGTCAGCTCGTGGATCTCTGCTAGTTCTCAAAGAATATGTAGGAGATGGCATGGGCATCAGGACCTTTGCTGACTCTATTGTTATTCCATGCCTACTCAGGGATTTCCCTTATTGCAAAGTAGGCATGTCTGTTGCAGACCCCGCAGGTAATGCACGCAATGAAATAGTTGAAGAAATGTCTTGCATCGGTGAATTGAACTCATTGAACATACCGACAACGGCTGCCCGTACAAACGACATAGACCCACGTTTAGGAAGCGTTCGGTACTTCCTGAATAAGATGGTAGATGGTAAGCCCGGACTTATGCTAGACAGGCGCAATTGCCCCACTCTATTCAAAGGCTTTGTGAAAGACTATGTGTACGCACGAGTTGCAGTGTCAGGCGAGGAACGTTACAAAGACAAGCCTAATAAAAACATGGCATCACATCCAATGGATGCTCTGGGCTATGGGTGTTTGGAGGTTGCTAGTGACCGTATTGCCAGCGACAAGATGGGAAACCAAAAGCCTGTTGATATGTACAATCCGGTGATGAGGATATTTTGATGGATTTTGAAGTATGGTTAAAACAGTTTAATAAAAAACAAGAACCCATAGGTGACTTAGCTAGGGACTTTAGGGACTCTGGTTGCTATACAATCAAGGAGTCATTTGAAAAATTCCCACCTTGTCAGGCAGCAATTGACACTTACAAGAAGGCACGAAGAGCTTACATATTGGAGCTTGCAAATATTCTTCATAATGAAATCTCACATATCATCACAATGGATAGACATGAAGAGACAATGTGGCATCAATCCCTTAGGTCTTTACACGACTTGTGTGACACGTTGGCTGATTTAGATTCCTATTTAGATAACGGACTGGAAGAAGATGAGTAATACAAAATGTATTTACTGCAAGAAGATTGAACAAGGATTGAAGGATAGCCAGAGGTGCAAAGCTTGTGAGAAAGAATTTCAAGATATAGGTGCTGGCATCACTAAGCGTTACGGTGATGTTTTACAGAAACTAGCCGAGAGGTAGATATGAATGATGAAATAATATTGCACGGTTTAAAAGATGCAGCATTTGCAATTAAAGAATCGCAACAAAGATTCGAAGAAATAGAAAAAATTATTACGGCGCAA